GGGTATTGATGTAGGATATAGAATCTTAAATGGCCTTTCAATCGCACATCCAGTTTCTCCTTCCACTACAAACTTATCCAATACTAGTGCTGGAACATCAACCAATGCTTTTGCTACAGATATGAACGGATTTACATGGCCAAATGCTAATCCGGATATTGGTCCATTATCTTCAAGTAGTTTATCATCTATCAGTAATTATTTACCATTTTCAAACGTAACAACATCTTATAAAATACCTGCGGGAACAACAAGTTATAGCATCAATATTTATTTAGGATCAAAAGGTTTATTATTCAGTACTCCTACTCTTTCTGCATTTTATCTCAGAAAAGGTAGCAGTTTACAGAATATTACTTTAGCTTCTCAAACGACAGGAGGAGCTTTTGTTTCTGGAGGATTTGTTGAATTAGACGCTAATCTTCTTCCAGGATTTTATAGATTTGATATTCCTAATGCAGCTTTAGCCAGCGGAACAACTTCTGTATCTTTGGTCTTTAAAGGAGCTGGACAATCTTATTCAAACTTAATTGAAATAGACTTACTTCCTGTAGCTTTAGATATGAATCAGCCTGTTCCTACATCAAATACAGCTCAGACGGTGGGAGATGCATTAAACGCAGCTAGAGCACAAGGTTTCGGTAAATGGGCTATCAATGGAACAACCTTATCCTTATATGCTCCAGATAATACCACAGTAGTTAAGTCATTTACATTAGACTCAGCAAAATTCCCTAGCCAGAGAGCATAAAAGCCTCCTAAAAAGGAGGCTTTCTTTTATTGTTGAGGCTTTTGTTTCTGCCAGTTATCCATTACAATTTGTCGTAATCTGTTATTAGCAAAATTCACAACTTTTTGATCTTTTGGATTCATTCTAGCAATACCACTAACTAGAATATTATATTTAGGATCTCTATCAGTAAGAGAGGTCAAATCAATTCCATTTTTCTTAGCAATACCAGCAATTAAATCATTAGCTACTTGATCAACATTAATATTAGCGCTCAGGTTACTCATGTTACCGAGATCTCTATTTGTATTTAACATACTAGCATATTGAGCTTTTATAGAAGCTTTTTCCGGATCGCTTAGTCTAGCATCCCCGTAGGCTTGATTCATTACAGTATCCGCTCCAGTTTTATCACCTGACATAAGCATCTTTTTAGCGGTATTTATATAATATGCATAAGTAGTATTTACTTGTGAAACTTTAATCCATTTACTCATAATTATCCGATTACCACATTCTTTTCTCCATTAGTAATAATTACAAAAGGTTCTTCATGCACACTACTACCTTCGGATTCCATATTTAGCTTTTTAAATAATGGAGAAATTTCTTTTTGTCTATCTACTCTTTTTTGTCTTCGTTCTGTTCCAATAGGTCTTTTATATTTTAATCCAATAACTAGACCTTCTCCTGGTATTTTTTCACCTTCAATATCATCAAGAAATCTAAGGTCATGTCTATCTCCATTAACAACTCTGTATGTCTTTCCATGATAGGTTAAAGTATCTGGAATTTGATCAAACACAATAGCTACATTACCGCCTCTTTCAAGAAAGTTAAGAGCTTGTGATTTGTTTGATTCAGATCTAGAGAATGTCATATGATAGTTAGGATTAAATGGCTTGCCTGTATATGGATTTTGGCCTTTTAAATACATATCCATAAATTTAGGAACTTTAGTATAATCATAGAATGTTACATCAGAAAATTTTTCATGTAAATGTGCTGCTTCTTTAGCCCAGTTAATATCAGTGGTTCCGTTTAACCTAACTACTGGCTTTACATTTAAATCAAATACTGTATTTAGATTATGGCATAGGGATATTAAATTTCTAATATCTACTTCTAATATTTTATTTGAAAAATCTTTTGTTGCTGGATGAAACATTCTGCTAGTTTTCATTTCTCTACTAGCTTGAACATTATCAATCCCGCCTCTACCTGTGTGATAAATACAATCTTTTAAACATTGTGGAGAAGCATGTGTACAGGTTGTTTTAGTAGCATGAGGTGTATTATCTTTTTTAAACTTTTCCCATAATTGTGTTGTACTTAGACCTGATTTTTTATTCTCTAATTTATATTGATCAAATTCATCCATATTATAAATTTGAGATGCGCCTGGTTCAAGATATAAAATAGCTGTAATATAGCCTGATTTTAGTCCTTTAGGGGTTTTTGCATCATTTCCAACAGATAATAAATGGAATTTTGTAGCTTCTATTAATTGATTTATTTTATTTAACTTTATAGGATCAATTTCATTATCAGATAAATCAGTATCAATATCATTACTAATCTCATCTAATTCTTCCGGTACATCTACTTGAGCTATTCTATTAAATACATAATCTGCATAAGAAAATAAATTCTTCTTTTCAATTTCTGCTAATTTTTTAAAAACAAGATGCATGATTATTTACTTTCGTTGTTAAGATCAATCGTACTACCAACAAATTTAATATTGTGATTATTTGATACATTAGATTTACCACCCGCATTTTCTGTATATGTGGTGGTGTTAGGTTTTTTATCAGGATTAGGTTCTTTTTCTTTTTTTCTTTTTTGGCGGATTCTAGTTTTACGTTCTTTATCTGTTAAGTTTTTCGCCTTATTAGCAGGGGTACATACAGGCTTTTTACCTTTTGATGTATCGCCTCTTCCACAAGGTTCATATCCCTTACCTTTTTTCTTAGGTCTTGAGACATCTACCCATTTTTCTTTAAACCAATCTTTTAAATCAGCTTCTTTAGTGAATTCAGTATCTTCATCTACTTTAATCCATTTACTCATGATATTTAACTCTTTTTATAAGTTCCGCCTCTTTGTTTATAAAGGCGAACCAAAGCTGCAGATCCATAAGCAGAAGGCCAAATTTTAAATTTCTTCTTTACTTCTGATTTACAACGAGAATAAAGTTCTGGATCATTAGGAACATTATTTTTCTTTGCTGGTTTCTTCTTTGCTATCTTTACAAATACATCTTGTAAATCATTAGCAACAACAATATTTCCATCATTTTCCAGTAATGTAATGATATGATTTAAATCATTGAGTAAGTTATTAGTATCCATACTTATTTTTTCTATGTAAAATTATTTGTAACCTTATTTGACATTGCCATTATATTGGTATACAATATGCTATCTGAAAGAATTTTATGAACAGAGTATTATTACTTAATTTGGATTATGAACCTTTAAATATTTGTGATTTGCCTAGAGCTATTAAATTGCTTATAAATGACAAAGCAGAAACATTACATTATAAGGATCATAAATATTTTTATTCTGGTAATGGTGATCGCTACTCAGTTCCTTCTGTCATAAGATTAAAACACAATGTCCGCCGTAAACATAACACCAGCTTTAAAGTTAGTAGAGGTGGAATTTATGGCAGAGATAATTACACATGTCAATATTGCGGTATTAGAAATATTGATTTAACTTTAGACCATGTTTATCCCAGGCATTTAGGTGGAAATCATACTTGGGATAATCTTGTCACTTGTTGTAGATCCTGTAATATCAAGAAAGCTGGAAAAACGCTAGAAAAAAGCGGAATGAGACTACTTTCTAAACCTAACCTGCCTGTATATTCTTTTTATCATTTATTGTGCTCATATAAAGAAAAAGATAGCGAATATTGGGACTATTATTTGGTGAGATAAAAAAAGAGGACTTTTCAGTCCTCTTTTCTATTTATGCTTTCTATTCAAAATCATAGTCGCCGAGTTTTTCTCTTTGTAGTCTATCAACTGTATATGTTCTTACCATTGATAAATGGAATAATTCATCTTTCAAATCAGCCATAGTTTCTGGTATTTCAGTAGCTTTGAATGATGAATTGCTAACAAAGATAAATTCATCATCACCATACATTTCAGGCAATGACATTCCTTCTTCTTTTGCATCCATTAAAGACACTGCGACAGGAGCAACAGATATTTCCATCTCTCTACCGGCTCTTTTATAATGTTCAGCTATAACTCTTCCAAAACCATATGCATCAGATTCAGAAGAAAAGACTAAATCTTTACCTTTGACATCTAAAATGTTTTCATTGATCATTAACAAGAATCCGAAATCACCAATATCTTCTATTCCGGAAGCTAAAGCATCTTCTAATTCTTGAGTTTTGCGAGCATCTGATTCTGAACGCACCCATTCAACAATTAAAATATTTACTGGTATTCTGACAATTGTTAGATTTTCTAAACCAGTCATAGCTTTAACTTTTCCTCTTATTTCAGGAAGATCTTGATCAAAAGGTAAAGCTGCTAAATATTTTCCTTCATGCATTACTGGTTGATTAGTGGCAGCATTAAAAAATACAGGTGTCGGATGAATTATCTCATGAGGAGTATTGTCATCATCTTCTAAATCATCTTCGTCATCGTAATTTTCTTCATCATCTTGTGTTTGTGATAAAACCAAGTTAAAAATATAATCTGATCTTTTATATTGACCAGTCTTATCTAAATTTGATGCTAGTTTAAGGTATTGCTTGTAATTCATTAAAATATTCTACTTTGTACTATTTTTAAAGTTTATAACTTGTTCTTTTGTCCATAGATGTTTTGCTGTCATATGGATGGTTAGATTTCAGCCGTCAAGATTGTCTTTATCACAAATAGGGCAGGTATATCTTGGTCTGTTTAGAGCATTTTGGATATATACTTTTTTATCTGTTTTATTTTCATAAGGCTTAGATATGTTAATCAAACAATACCCTGCACATGAGCCTTTTGAAAAAGTTTTATCTTGATTACTGATGAGAGTTTGATAATTGAGATTATTTTGTTCACAATATGTTCGTAAATTTAATGCACTCAATTCAATAACATCATTATTTGGAGTTATCAAATGGTATAAAAATTTGGCATTTAAAATACTTCTAGATTTAGCACCACCTTTTGCATGCCATTCTTTTCCATATTTTTCAATTATAGCTTTACCGCCTTTTTTACCGGCATTACTTTGATGTTCTAAAAATGATTTATAATCATTTTGTTTCATTTCTTTCAAATGATTTCCGCCGCCAAATGCCATATTGTAGGAATTTTTATCATTTACAACTTCAGCATTTACAACTTTTCTTTCGAGATCCCAAAGCTCTTCTGTAGTTTCGCATTGATATAAAATTTCTTTACTGAAATTTTCTTTGCCATATTTATTGATTGCATTGATAATTCCAATGCCACTCCCAAAATAATCATCATTTATATTATCTGTTGAATGTCTTCCAATATAATATTTACCATTGATATTGTTAGTAATTTTATATAAATAATGAAACTTTCTCATTATTTACCCTTAAGATTGTCAGATACAGATCTCCCAGCTTCCCAATTGCGACATGACCACCAACGAGCTTTCCACTTTTTACCTGGATTGTCACAATTATGCCTGGCTCTGAAATTTTTTCTACGTTCTGGGTCGTCTCTTTTAATTTCCATGTCTGGCGAGCCAAAATTAACCTTAATGATATTACCCTTATCGTTCTTTACATAAACAGAGAACTTTTTAGGACCACCCGGAGTTCTGAAAGGCTTGTTTAGTTTCTTGCCATCATTTTTAGCAGCTGTTTTCTGACCAACAGTTTCTTCGCTGACTAAATAATCAGAGACACCTTTTAGCATTTGAACAGCATTAGAAATTTTAGACTGTACCCAAGCCATCAAATTCCCTTCGCCATCTTCGCCCACTACATCTTCAATGCCTTCAATAGCTCTTTTAGCAGTTTCCATTTCATTTCTGACCATATCGTATTCATGGTCCCAATCTTCATTAGCAAATTTGTTCATTGCTAAAGTAATTTTATCTGCTAATCTATGAGCACTATTATTATCTAATTCTAATGCTAAATCTGCTAAATCTTCAATAGTAGCCATTTATTCTTCCGATCTAAGCATTTCTTCCGCTTCAGAAAGATTTTTTGCTTTTACTTGTTCTAATTCTCTAGCTAACTGTTGAGCTTTGAATTGGCCATCAACATAATAATTTTCTCTAAAGTTTTGCCAACCTTCATTTTTAGCAACATTATTAAGTGCATGAGCCATGGCAAGATAATCAACATCTTCGTTTTTATCAAAAATTCCGGACAGTCTCTTCATTACAGAAGTGATTTCATTCGCTTCCTTGTACATACCATAATTATCTAAATCGTTAGCAATAGAAGCTAATTTATTAAGCATTTCTAAATCTCCAAAAACAATATAATCTAATATTTCTTCTACAATAATATATGAACCTTTAAAAGGTAATATAACATTCTTCTAGAAAATAACAATATGTACAATAATAAGCTCTATAGAACAGCGGAAAATTTATCTGAAAAATTCATTGTTCCATCTAATGTTCAAAAAATTGCTCAAGAAGGTTATGATTGGGGAAGAAATAATAGAAATTATTGTTCTTCAAAACAGTTGGAATTATCTAGAATATTAGCAATGCAAAATATGATGAAGTTATCAGATATTATTGATATTCACGAATACACTGCTAAGAATAGATTTAGAATACCTTCAGATCCAGAAAGAAAAGAAGCTTGGATTTGGAAAATGTACGGAGGAGAAGAGGCTAGACGATGGAGCGAATATATTGTTCGTGTTAATAGCAAAAAACATTTAAAAGTGTAGATGCATTTTAATAAGAATAATGTATAATAGTGTTGTACTTTGAAAATTGAATAAGTGATTCTCGGTGGCTTGACATCGTAAGATAGTAGAGTGTGAAAAAAGGGATAAAGCTATTCTCTACAGCTCCCGCCCAACTCAGGGTCATTCAAGCAAGCTCATCTCTCTAAGGTTTTGCAATAGAATGTGGAACTATGATTGAAGATGTAAATTAAGGTGGCAGCAATCATACTTAATTTGTGCGAACATCGAAATCTGAAGAGTAAGAGTAGTATAAAGGTCTGATGTACACGGCAAAAGGCTTTTATGCATGATTAGAGGTGAAACGATATAACAGTCGTATTAATCTCAAAATCACGCCTGGTAACTTCGTGAAAGTGAAAGGCATGGAATGTGTCATATTTCTGTGAAGAAGTGACAAAACGAGCACATTCTTGTAGAGTAGGGTATGTAATCGCAATATCAGCGTATTTAGTAACCCATAAATAGACTCGTTTCGTGTTGGAAGTAAGCAGTGACTGTCGAAACATTTAAGAAATACATTCAGGAACTATAAATAAAAAAGTGTAAATCTTAATTCAGAACCTTATTCATCGCAATTGAGTATACGTTCTGATATAACTAGGAAACCAACATTAGACTGGGCCGCCTCCAGTATAAATAGGACACTGTATGATCTTACTAGTAATAGTGGACAAATGGGCAAATCATATTTGCGAGTGATGTAATCCCATTAAATAGATCATAAGAGCAAGGTAAGTCTAACCTTGCTCATTCCTTTTTAACTCTGTATAATATATCTATGAACAATATTAGTAATGGCGTAAGCTTCAAGAAAAAGAATAGTCAATCCATAGATACTGAAAAAGCTCTAACTGCTGGTATTTACTCTTGGATTGACGATAATAAAAATCTCGTACATATTGCACAAAGATTAGCTGGTTTAACAGTAAATCTAGGACTTTGCGATACTAATGTACACAACCCATTTCAGATTGTTCCTACAGATTTATTTGCTGAAAACGGTAATCTGCATCATGAATTATTTCTAAATATTGATCATGCAGCTTGGGGATATTTTAGAATACAAATTGAATCAGAATGTAAATTTAGTGTTGTAGAGCCTAAGCTAATTAATAATTCTGAATCCCCTATGATTTATATGTCTGAATTAGAAGTAGAAGAATATATTAAATCACTAGCAGGAAGATTAGATGATCATTATAAACTTCTTGAGTTATTAGATGAAAATAAATTAGAAGAAGCACAAAACATTCTTGATTCTGCTTTGGATATTTACAAGAGATCAATTTCAGAACCATTGTCTAGTATTAAAAATATTATTGATTTCTTCAATGGAGAAGTTGTTATTAAAGCTACTAATGATGAAACAGCTGTCCAATCTGTAAAATCTTTAGATACTAGATATGATTTAGCTCTTTTGCATCCTGAGAACTGGGTTGTTACAAAGAGCGATGGAATATGTGGTCAAGAATGGTTATCTTCTCATCTTAAGGCTTTCTTTGTCTTAGAAAATAAATCCGCATCTCTTCTTTATCTATATCAAAAACTAATCAAGGATGCGGGATTTAGATTAATTGTCCACACTGATTCTGTAAAGTCCGAAGCAGATTTTACAGATGAAGTAATGAGAGATGAAGCTATGAAATTAACTTTAGTTCGTCCTGTAATTCATGCTACTAAATTAGAAATCTTAAATGGATAATTGGGGTATTACTGGTGGAGGATGGGGAGATGTATTTGTTTCCCTGTCCAATGCTAAAAGAAGAAACATTAGAAATATTATTCTTTTAGGTCCATTTCCAGAACTAAAAGAATTTATTTTAGCTCAAGATTTCGTTGATAATTGTGAGCATTATTTATTCACACCCGCAGAATCTATTTATTGGCAGAGTTTTGTAAATCTATGTTCTCCTTGGAAAACAGAAACACAAATAAAAGAATACAAAGTTTATTTTAATTTGCCACAAGATAGAGAATATACATCAATTCAATTAAGTGTATCTGGCGGTGAAGATTTATCATTATTAGACACATATAATTATTCATCAAGAGCTTATGAATATTTACCAGATTACGAAGATTTTATTTTATTTCAACCATCTTCTAATCATTCCACTCCTGATGAAAATAAATGGAAATATTGGCCAGAATTTTTAAATGAAGTATGTGAATTTTTCCCTAATAACAAAGTAATTTTAATCGGTCAAGGTAATCAGGGATATAATGATATAAAGTACCCTAATTTCATTAATTTGAGGGATAAATTCAGTAGTGCGGAAGGTGTAGCTTTATTTGCAGAGAAGGCTAAGTTGATTATCACTTTACCAAACAACTTAATCTATTGGTTACATGTAAAAAATAAACCAGTAATAAGTATCTCTAATAAAGAATTTAACTTATTGTCTCCTTTTAAAAGATTATTAATCAAGCCTACTTTAATAGATCTTGAATTTGATGTCACTTATGAAGATGCGGTTAATACACTTCATAACTGGGAAGCATTAGTTAACAGAGATAGAAAAGAAATAACTTGTCCTTATAAATTTATATCTAAATTTACTATGATTAATCAGCATACAGTTAATGATTTATATAGTAATAAATCTAGTATGTCAATATACAGAAATATAATGTTAGATAATAAGGATGTTGATTGGTTTTTCTTTAGTGAAATTGATATCAAATATTTATATAGTGTTTTGAATATATTAGGTGGTAATTTCGAAGTAGGAGTTACGCTTAATGAAACACTTATGGAACAATATAATAATTTAGAAAAATATTTAGTTTTAAGAAAATATGGCGCAGTGAAGAATCCTTTTGTCATATGTAGTAAAGCTAATTTAGAAAGTGTTTTAGCTGCAAATGTTATCGGTTTTATTTGTATTGGTGATAATATCTATAGTCATTCGTTGCAAGAATATGAAGTAGTTAGATACCAGGAGTTTATGCATGGAAGAAGAATTAAAAATTAATATTACCGAAGCAGCATCTGAAGAGATCATTTCTATTATGGAGTCACATCCTGATATGGAATTATGTGTCAGATTAGGTGTATCGGCTGGTGGTTGTGCTGGATATAAGTATCATTTAGGCTTAGAAGAATTCGTACCTGAAATTGATGATATTATTTTAGATGACAAAATCAAAATAGTTGTCAATACAGATATTATGAAAATAGTCAACGGATCTGAAATTGATTTTATTAAAGACCAAAATGGATTTAAAGTTACTAATCCTAATATGAAAAAAGGATGTGGCTGTGGTCAATCTTTTAGCGTTGGGGGAGATTCATCAGGTTCTAGCGGTTGTGGAAGTTGTGGAAACTTTTAAATAATAAAGGCCCCTTTTATGGGGCCTTTACTTTAGCTGAGTGTAAGTAAATATTTCAGTTTATTTAGCTCTGCGGACATTTCATCTCTAATATTCATGAGATCTGTATCCTTAGCAGTATCTAGACCATTTACTAAAGGTCCCATAAGATAATCTAAAAATGCTTCAATGAATTTAGTAACATCTTCATCGCCATTTAGATTTCTAAGAGTGATGGTAAAGTTATTCTGTGCTTTTAACATACCATTCTTACCTTGGAACACTTCGATAAATTGATCAATAAGCAATGTTAGAGCATCATAAGCTCCACCAAATGCCATATGAGCAGCGTAAGATCTAGTTTGCCAATGATAAACTTTAAGTTGATTATGTAAAGTTAATAGATTTGTAATAAGATTCATCTTTATTCCATTCCAAGAAGATCTTCTGAATCTTCCATATTTTCTTCTAGAAGACTTAATGCTGCTTTCATAGTTTCAGGACCAACAGCACCATCTGGAGTAATACCATGAGCTTTTTGGAAGTTCTTAGTAACAAGCATAGTAGATTGTCCAAAACGTCCATCATCATCTAGTCTGCCATCAAAGTGGTCATTGAGGAATCTTTGCCAATTTCTAACGCCAGATCCAGCAACATTAATTCTCATGCCCATACCTAATCTATAACCATGTTCTGCCATTTGATTAAGAATATCTTGTTTATCCTTAGCTTTGTCCATAGTGTCCTTAACTAAAGCCCCAGCACCACCGGCCATTCCAAGACCAGCAGCCCAATTAACACCTTTAGATAAAAAATCTTTTCTAGACATATCTGCTTGAGCTACTTTTTCAAATACTTCTTGTACCTGAGATGCTAAAGTATATTTACCCTTTGATTCTAAAGAATTGATAACATTGTTTAGATTATTTAATGTTGCAATACGATCCATATTATTCTCCGTTATATTTTTTTGAAATAAAGTCCCAATTTACTACTTTAAACCAAGATGTAATGTATTTCTCTCTATTATTCTGATATTTGAGATAATATGCATGTTCCCATACGTCACATCCCAAAACAGGAATCCCACATTTTTCAATGTATGGATTAGATTGATTATCAAAACTTTGTATTTTTAATTTACCATCATTAACACAAAGCCATACCCATCCAGACCCAAAATGCTTGACTCCCGTTTCAATAAATTCTTTTTTAAACTTATCAAAACTTCCAAACTGTTTATCAATATTATCTGCAAGTTTTCCAGATGGTTTTTGATTCATTTCAGGGGACATTGTAATCCAGAAATAAGAATGGTTAAAATGACCACCAGCATTATCTAAAAATGCTTCTTTATCTTTTACATCTTTAGGATCTTGTAATAATTCAACTAAAGTCTTATCACTGTTACCAAGAAGCTCATTCATTTTATCTACATATTTTTTATGATGTTTGTCGTGATGTAATTTCATTGTAGCTGCATCAATAACAGGCTCTAATGCAGAATGAGAATATGGTAATTTTGGTAATTCAAGTCCGAAATCATGATCTTCGCTTAATGATTTGAATATTTCTTTTACTTTTTTGGAAGTTCTAATATTTTTATCATAAAAAGTAATGTAATCGATCATTAGCTTACTCCAACCATAACTGGATTTGTATCGGCTGGTGGGGTAGTAGGGATACTAAGATTAGTTATACCAGTAATATCAATAGCTGGATGTAAACCTGTAGCTGGATTAACATTGCCTACTCCACAAGCTAATATTTGTGTAACAGTAGGATCCATGCCGTTATTTCTCATCCATTGTGCTAGATCTTGTTCAGCGATACTAGTTCCACCAACATCAAAATATTCTACACCATTAGAATAGTTGCCATGTAATACTAAGAATTTTTTACCATCTGTTGTAGTGAATTGGTATGGCTGATGTGAATCTAAGGACTTTTTAATATTTTGTGCTGTAGGATAATCGACAGAAAATCCAGCATTACCACCTCCAGAAACATGTGTCGGAGAGGTTGTGTCAGCTATATTTTGAAAATTTTGTTGAGCAATTTTATACCACATATCTAAAAGTTCTTCTTTATTCTTATTATTTCCTACTGTTGCTAAGAATTTGGTACAATATTTAGTATGGAAAATATCGCAATTATTGGTAGTGGACCAGCTGGATATACAGCTGCCATCTATTGTTCTAGGGCTAATTTAAGTCCAGTGTTATATACAGGTTTTATGCAAGGTGGTCAATTAATGAACACCACAGAAGTAGAAAATTACCCAGGTTTTAAGGATGGGATTTTAGGGCCAGACTTGATGAATGAAATGGAACAACAAGCATTAAGGTTTGGTACTAGAATGATTTATCAAGATGTTTCAGAATTAGAAAAACAAGGTGATAAATTTTTAGTAACATCAGATGGAATTACTGAAGAATATAAATCTGTTATTTTTTGTACTGGTGCTTCTCCTAAATGGTTATCTGTGCCTGGAGAGTCTGAATTTTTAGGCAGAGGAGTTACATCTTGTGCTACCTGTGATGGATTTTTCTACAAAGGCAAAAATGTAGTAGTAGTGGGTGCTGGTGATACTGCTATGGAAGAAGCCTTGTATCTTAGTAAAATCTGTTCTTCTGTTCAGCTTATTAATCGTTCCTCATCCTATAAAGCATCTAAAATTATGGTGAATAAGGTTTTCAATACAGAGAATATTACTGTGTATGAAAATACTGTAATCAAGCAAATTATTGGAGATGATAAAGTAAATGCTGTGATCCTACATAATGATGTTCTTGAAAAAGAATCATTATTATCAGTAAGTGGTGTTTTTGTAGCAATTGGAAATATACCTAATTCATCATTAGTGAAGCATTTTAACATTGTAGAATCTGATGGATATATTTCTACTGTTAACACAAAAACTAATATTCCAGGATTATTTGCTTGCGGGGATGTTGCAGATAAACATTATAAACAAGCAATAACATCAGCAGGTTCAGGATGTATGGCAGCTTTGGAGTCTGAAAGATATTTGCTTACTCAGACTGCGACCACATAACATTACATTCATAAAGCATACAATGTTCGCATAGCTCTTCTAAAGAAGCTAAATATTCCATTACATCATCGGAATATATAAAAGATGCATCAGAGTCACCCATCATCGTTAGAATTCTCTTTTGCATCTTTTCTGAATGTAAAATTCCATCCATTGATAAATTCATCAATGTTAGTAATTTAGTAGCTAATGTAGATGGAACGTCAATTTTCAGTTTCTTTTCGTTAACATGTAAAGCTCTGATATTTACAATTAATATAATATCGTCATCATCATACATACAATATTGCTTTTGATAATCAGAGTTAAATTCAATATTCAGATCATAATAGTCCATTTGTTCTAAATAATGCTTTACAGGTAATGGACAATCACAAGAATTCAAAAAGTGTAATAACTCGAATGGGATCTGAATTTGATCTCCAAGTAATTTATAAGTACACATCCACAATATATTATTATTAGGTATTGTTTCTTCTTTATTAACTTGTGGATAGAATGAAATAAATTTGAACATGTTATTATTTTTAATAAAGTAAACCCCCTAGACCTTGATAGTCTAAGGGGTTTGTAAAAGTTTAAGGCTTGAGAAGTTCTACAAAATTAATCAAGAACTTACGAACAGAAGCTACTGTTGCACCCTTATTAGGAATAGTCTTGAGCTCTACTACAGCTTGATTATAAACCTTAGCGAACTTAGAATCTTCCATATCTTCTGCTACAACTTCAAGATGTTCAAGCTTCTGATCCATCATCGCAGCCATCTCAGCATCTTCATCAACATCATACATAGCGATCTTAGCATCCATTGCCTTGAGAAGATCTTCTCTCATCATAAGCATTTCATCCTTGGATACGGATTCTGTGCGAACAACATTTACAATAATATCTAAGATTTGCTGTTGATTTAGAGAAGCTGGTGCAGGATCAATCATAACAGGAACACGCTTAACCTGTTCCATTACGTCCTTTAGCAATAGATCAAACTTATAATCCACTTCAGCTCTATGTGTTGAAACGAAATCCAGTACCTCTTGTCGTGTCATAACGTCAGGAGTTTCTACTACTACTTCGTCCTTCTTGAATAAATCAAATAAACCCATAATTAATACCTCAGTGCATTATACCCTAGTTTCTACCACCACCACCAAAGTTGTTACCATTCCCTCTAGATCTACCAAATTGATTGATGAACAAAATATTACCAAAAATACTCTGTAAATCAAATGGGTCGATATGATTAAACTTAATAACTTCCCAAGCAATAGAATTATTTTTCTGAGCCATTAATAAACCAGCATCAAAATCTGGATCTGGATTAGCTTCAATTTTAATTCTTCTTGCCTTTACAATCCATACATCATTTTCTTTAATATATGTAAGAGGAACTGTAGAAGCTCTCATCACTATCTTTAAAGAATTTTCAAATGGTATATCTGTGAGAGTGCATGTTACAAAGCCAGATACAGAATTATCAATAACATAATTTTTAATACCAGCCTGTTTAAACATCATTTCAATTGTTGATCTGATAGGTGCTTCTTTTAAATCAACAGTAATATTTTGGCTATAAGATGGAATAGCACATAAGCAAGCTAAAAGAGCTAATAGTTTTTTCATTTCTTGACCTCTACATCATATATTTTATTTTTTCCAATAGACTGAATCTTAAATACAATATTATATTTAAATGACAAATATTCCATTGTTTCTTCAACAGTAAAACCGATAAAGCTAAAGTTTTTATGATCTACTTTTTCTAAGGATGAATCAATACTTTTATTTCTAATATTAGCTTGCTTGAAAAACCCTTCTACCACTTCTTTAGCATTTTTATAATATGTTGAATTAATGCTAATTAGGATCTCTTTCTTTGGCTTAGGAATATCTTGTGAATAAGAATATTTACTTAAGGATGCGAATAGTAAAACAGTGAATAATATAGTTTTATAGAACTTCATTTTTTTATGTCCTTTTTTTCTTTGTACAAATCTGATATGGATGAACTAGAAATATCTCACGAAGAGTTATTATTATATAAGAAACAACAATTGAAAACATTTGATTCCGCAGATATCCATTCATTGATATATGACACAATAACTTCCACTGACCTTCTAATTGAATCTTATAATATTGCAAAAGATTTAACTCAATCAGAAGCTATGAATCTACTGACCATTATGAAGCTACGAGAATGTTTATCTGATGTTAGTGTATGGATAGAACATTCATATAATCATGAAGAGACAGACGATGAACTCTAAAATAAACCTAGATCCTAAGATTCTTGGTGAAAAGTTAATTAATAAATTACTTGAATATTTCCCTAAGGATTTTGATTGGTCAAGATTACATGTAGATAATAAAACAACCTTATGTATTTTTAAATCTGACGAAGGTAATATGATTGCATTAGGATGTAAATATTGCTTTGCTGGAGAAGATGGTTTAGATAGTCTTGGCGAACCGACTTTAGATGGCAAAAAACTACTAAAAACCGAAGATGTAAAAGAAGCACCACAAGATTTACCAATAGAAATAAGAAGTAATCTTTGGTTCTGCCCTTGTTGCCATAGACCAATAACAAAATTTATGCCGAAATTTGGATAATTATGTCTGCTTATAAAAAAATAGAATGTGATTTTGTTGATAAAGATATTTTACTTAAAGCTTTATCATTATTAGGATTCGAAGCTTCCACACATGATGACCCTGTACACTTAACAGACTATATGGGTAAACAAAGACCTGAAAAAGCAACAATAGTCGTAGGAAGAGATCAAATCAATTCTATGTTTACTGGAGCTTCTAACGATATAGGTTTTATCTGGAACGAAGAATCTAAAAAATATGACATGATTTGCTCAGAATATGATAAAAGATTATTAATTGATTTTAGAGTTATTCAAGCTTATGCAAAAGAAGCTATTGAAGCTGTATTAAAAAAGAATGGTTTTAAAATCAAAGTAAATATCGCTGAAGAAGAGTTTAAAAAGAGACAAATGACTGATATGACATTGAAAGTTAGGAAAATAATCTAATGAGTAAAGAAGTAGAATTGGAAATTACTGTGGGGAAAGATGGAAAAATCTTAGTCACCCCTCACGGAACTCAAGGATCTGAATGTTTAGATCTTATGAAGTTTTTAGATAAAATAGATGGTATCAAAGTATTATCAACTACACCAAACGAAGACATGAAAGATAATACAATCAAAAATATTAATAAAGTTGAGGTAAAGCAAAAATGAACAAAATTTCAGAATTTACATGGAAATTATTATCAACAGACAAATTTGATGATGTGTCTGCCCTAGCTATCAAAACTCCAGGACCAGTAGCCAAAAAAGCTGCAGAAGATTGTATGAGAGATGATGTTCTAGATGTAAGAGAAGAAGGCAATAACAGAGGCAAATGGGTTCTTCAATATCTTAAAGCAGTATTTTTAGGTGCAGGTAATCCATGGTGTCAAGCTTTTGTTGTGTATAGATTAATCAAAGCTGCTCATACCCTAATTATCAATATTCCTAAAGAATTTCCTAGAACTGGATCCTGTACTGTATCTGTCAAGTGGGCTCAATCAGAAGGACATTTTATTCGTAGAGCAGATATTGAATTGCGAAGAACAAGAGTACAAGTAGGTGATATCGCTTATTTCTGGTTTCCTAATCTCGGACGATGGGCGCATACCGGGATTGTTGTAGAAGTAAATAAAGATGGATCCTTTGTTACTGTAGAAGGAAATACAGCTCCATCACCATCCTCCGAAGATGTTGTAAGAGAAGGTCAGGGAGTTTATGCGAAATCCAGAACACTAAAGAGCCTCGGAGTTCTTGGTGGATTTATGCGTCTTCCATATTAAAATATAAGATTTCTTCTTTATCCTTACTAGAAGGCTTGGCTAACACCAAGCCTTTTTTATTTACTATTTCAGAAGATCCTCTAAAATACAATCCCGGAAATAACCATCCACAACAATAAGGTCTCAAAATAGGAACATTATTTTCTCTTGCTCTATCTCTATGTGGTGTTTCTTTAGATTCATCAAAAGGATACCAAGGAAATATTCTATATCCATTACTAGGAACAAGAATTACCTCAGCCCCATTATCCACAATCTTTTTAGTATATTCTGGATCATTTATATCAAAACAAATAGCTAATCCCACTTTTGTATTATCTATTTGAACAGTCTCAGGATTATATACGCTTTTAACACCCCAAGCTTTTTCAATCCCAACAAGCTTATATTTATATCTTTGATCTATTAATCCACCATCTCTACTATAAAAAGAACAAACATTATATAGATTATTATTTTTTTTAATATAATAAGTACCGGAACATATATTAATCTCATATTTTTTAGATAAATACATAAAAACAGATTCTATAATGTTTTTTTGCTTATCTGTAGCAACTAAAGCTTTCATCCAAGAAAGATTGATTCTACTGATAATAAATTCAAATATGTGTTCTAGTATTGGTTTGATAGATAAAGCAGCTATATCGTTGTATTTTGTCCATAAAATACATAGGTTGATATCTTCTGGAAATACTACAAGATCAGCATTATTATCTTTAGCTTTAGAAATAATATTTTCCATATGATTAACATATTGATCAAAATATCTATATTGATTTAAATTTAATTGAACTATTGCGATCTTCATACTTATTTCTTCTGTAAAAGATTATTGATATACTATGTAGAAATATTATATATAGGAGATTTTTTTAAATGGATCCGGATGCTATTAATTTTACGATTGAAGTGCCAATTAGATTAGATGATGCAAATGATGTTATGAATGCTTTTGCTACATCCTATGGCTATTCAGAAACGGTAGAAGTGGGACAAGGAATGACACAGCCTAACCCAATTTCTAAAGAGATTTTTGTTTCTCAATGTGTAGAGAACTTTGTAATGAATGTTCTAAAAGCGCATATGGTTAAGAAAGAGTTTGAATTAGCCAGAAATACTGCTGAACAATTAGCAGCGTCAAGACAATTAGACGCAGCACAATGGTTTGATGCAAGAAGAATTGAAGCTATTAGACCTAGTATTAATAGTGGTGATTTAATTATTGATGAAGATACTGCTGGAGATTTTGTAGCAGTTAGTGTAGATCCTAATAGTAAACCTCTATCTTATTCTGTTAGTGTTCAGCCTCTTCATGGATCTGTAAGTGTTTTAGATAATGTTTTCACTTACACTCCTAGCGCTAATTACTCTGGATTAGACGCATTTTCAATTGTAGCTTCTAACGATATTTGTTCTTCTGAAAATGGAATTGTTAGTGTTGTTGTAAATGCTGTAAATGATGTTTTAACAGTAGATTCTTTTACTACTAATCTTGATAAAAATACCACAGTTGACGTTGAATTGACTGGTGTAGATTTAGATGGTGAAACTTTTGATTATGTAGTAGTAGATAGTCCTGTTCATGGTGAATTATCAGGTACAGCTCCATTACTTACATATACCCCTGAAGCTGATTTTGTAGGAGTTGATTCTTTTACCTATAAGATTACAAATACTGCTGAAGAATCTACTCTTGGTACAGTTACTATTAATGTAAATGAGGTCGTGTTATGAATCCAACAATAGCTTTTACAGTTACAATTCCGATTAAGAATTCTGATGCTGCTAATTTGAAAGAAGCATTTTCTACACAATATAATTTTAAGCCTCAGGTTACAGATTCTTTGGGAAATGTTTTGTACATAACTGAAGAATTATTTATTGAAGATACAATTGCTTATTATATTATGAATGTGACAAAAGATTATTTAGTTAAGATGGCTGCTGAAGGTGCTGCTGACACTGCTAGATCTTCTGCTGAACTATATGCTAATAATCTTAAAGTTTGGTTTGAAAGCCAAAGAAGCTAAGATACATCAACTCTTCTTCTTGAAGATTCGGTGTTTTTAAATGCTAAATACCACCCAGTTCTACCCGCAGCTCCAGAGGCAGCAGTAGAGTTTAGGGTGGTATATTGTATGTTAAATTCATTTCTTGTGGTAAAGTCATTAATCTTACCAATCATATTTGCAGATACAGGTGATGTTTCTGCACAAATAGCACTCGTAGAATTTAATTTTGTAAACACACCTGAAGTTGCATTACCATTACCATCATCGTCACCGTAAGATAAATTGAACTGTGTATTCTTACTGTAATAATATGAACTTCCATTTGTAGGTGATATAGCTGCTTGAGATGCTAATGTCAAAGATGTATTACTAGCTATACTACTTACCGTTCCGATTAATGTGTACAGAGGATCATATAATTTATCACCAGGGGACAATTGTTGTGTAAAAATTGTTGAAGTGCCAGTAACTGTTGCGGAGGAAGGATTGTAGGATAATGTCCCAGTTCCTCGTAAAGATCTTTGTGTTTCACCTTTTGCTACAAATACACTAAAATTATCAGCATTAGTAGCAGTTTGTCTCGTGTTAATGTTTGCGGTAGGAGTATGTGTCATAGATCCTAAAATCATATCAGGGACAAAAGGTAGTGAAATAGTTTGTGTCTGAACTCCAGAGTTAATTGGACCTGAGATAGTACCTAAAGAAAAATTTGTAGATAATGATTTAATGGCTAAAAAATATATTGGAAAAGCACCACCAGGAGATGTAGTCTGTGTTTGTAATGTAAATCCCGATGAAGAAATTGCTGTGACAACTTGAAGGCTATCAGTACCTCCACGTCTTCCAACAGCTATAGCATTATTATTTACACCGCATCGCAAATCTGTTGAACCTGCACCATTAATTGCACACCATCCAGCACTTCTTTGCGTCAGAGAACCATCATTAACTACTGCACCAAAATTCAATTGAGCTCCGCCAGCAGATGTATTTTGAACATATGTAAACAATACTACATCTGGGCTGAATGTAAATGTACTAAAAGTTGCATTTCCATTAAGTCCGTTACTAACATTCATTGAATTAACGCCTACAGTAACATCATCCCCAGCTATAACTACTACAACAATATCACATACTTCTGTTGGAGTATTTACATTTGTTAGGGTGCATGTAATCGTATCTGTACTAAAAGAATCACAACTTAGCCTTCTATATACAGTTGTCCCATTACCAGTACGATGTTCCAAAACGTGTGATGTTGTAATGACAGAATAAACAACACTAGCGTCTGAATCTTCCTCACAAATCATAGACATACAGGTTTGAGCATGAGAACCACCAGAAATTCCTGAATTACCAGCAAAACCTATTGAAAGGAATGGATGATTTGTTGTGGTGTCAAATGATCCATCAGCTGCTATTGTATTAATACTATAAAATATAGCAGCTTTGGGAGTTCCAAAATTAGCGGGAGTATTAAGGGTGATTGTTCCTGATTCTGTAGTCAGTAATTTTCTTCTAAGAATACATGTTTTCATTTTAGTTTTCTTCTAGTAATAATTGAATGAAGAAATTTGTGTGTGTTCCATCTAATGCTGTAAAGTTTAATCTAACCTTATTTCCAGAACTTAATGTTGATTGAGAAAAAGTTGTTGTAGATGCTTCATAAGTAGATCCACCTGTTATAGATAGAGCTGTTGTCATCAAGTTGCCTGTTGACGAAAATGCTCCAGACCCAGTATAGTATTGAACATGAACAGAAGAGGTCCCAGCAGAAGCTGTTTCTACTCTTATAAATAATTCTCTTACGTTATAAGATATAGATGTCGAACCATCTGCAGGGCTGTCTGGAATTCTTAGAACAACCGTATCAACGCCAGATGCAGCAGGAGTAAAACCAGCACAAAATGTCAAATATAATGGTCTTTTTTGTCTAATTGTAATAGAACCAGCACCATTAGCAATATCAACACCAGAACCAGCAGACAGTGTTGTTTTTGTTAATGTATTACCTGTGGAATTACCTATTAGTATTTGACCATTTGTATATGTTGTTTGTCCTGTCCCGCCGTATGCTACACCAATAGCTGAAGCATTCCATGTTCCTGTTGAAATATTACCAGAATTATTAATGACAAATACATCTGTTGCATTTAAAATAGCTTTGAAAATAGATGCAGTATGACCTGTAAATGCTGTAATTGATAATGGAATCACTCCAATACCTGTTGCTAAGACAGATAAATTAGTTCCGGTAGTTTCATAAATTAAACCTTCAGCACCATCTAGAGCAGAGCCAGCGGCATTATAATAGGCAACTTTATTACCGTTAGTAGATGATTGAGCTACAATATTTCCTGATGAGTTAGCTTCCCAGATAAGATCAGTACCATCATAATACAAAAATAGACCTGCAGCATCTGGAGTTGTAATAGGCAATGTGTAAGCATTGGCAATAGTTACAGCACCTGTAGCACTAACTTTAAATTTAGATGCTGCAGCGACTTGTAAATCTATTAAGTTTCCTGCAAATCCTGTTACTGCATTTCCGGCAATTAATGTACCACTGCCAGAACCAGTCCATGTAGTACCTGTTAGAATTTTTAATGCAGCTGTTGAAGCAGAATTTGTAGGATTATAATTTAATACTTTTAGTTCATTATTTGTAGCATCATAATTTAAATTAGCAGATCCACCTAATGAAGTGCTAGATTTATATTGTATATCACCGTTATTAGTTCCCCCAACTGATACACTACCAGATACGTTAGACCATGTGAGAATACCGCCAGTTGTCCAAGTTAATACCTGTCCATTTGTTCCATCAACTCCAGGTAATTCCCATATTTTACTTGCAGCAAGTGATACTGGAGCTTTAAAGCCAACATATTTAGCTCCGAAACCGCCAGCTTCACATAATCTAAATTCAGGAACAACTGCAGAATATCCACCAAGAGTAAAGAAAGGTGTTCCAGCTGATGAAGGACTTAAAGTAATTCCAGTTCCATCAGTATTAATAAAGAAATTAACATAGCCTGTAGAAGAGCCTAATCTTATAGGGACATTTGCTGCTCCACCGCTTGCGAGAAATACACCAGCAATATTTACAGCAGATACGGAAGAAGTAGCAGTGACATTTGAATAAACACCATGCGATGTTACACTTGCTGTATTTGCTCCAGATACAGCAATATTTAATGCATATCTGTTGGATGATCCAGCTGTTCCAGTCATTGCTATATCTACTAATTTTCCAGAAGTTACTGAATTACTTGCAAAATAAGCTCCAGTACCAGATGTCAAGGAATTAGCAACTAATGAAAAAGCAGAAGAAGTAGTAGAACCTGTGGTGTTTGCTGATGAGAACGCATTAGTATTCGTAGAAAGTCTCGGAACTACAGTAGTATCAATGGCTATAGTTCCAGAAGTTGTAATTGTTCCACCAGTAAGACCAGTTCCAGCTACAATACTCGTTACTGTGCCTGTACCTGCTGTAATGGTATCCCAGGATAATACTCCAGATGCTCCTACTTTAAGAAACTGTCCAGTAGAACCAACGGACGATGGTAATGTCCACATAACATTAGTAGAAATAGTATCGGGAGCTTTAAATCCTACATAATTTGCACCTGTTAGAGCATTAAATCTTAACTCTAAAGTTCCAGCTGATTCATAAGGATATAATAATAAAGAATTATAGTTTACTCTAATTCTTTCATTTAATGTATTAGTGCCAGAAGAGTTTGTCCTAAAAGATATAGAGCCTTTATATGAAGCTCCAACTTCTGATAAAATACCTTCAATTTGATTTGATAATACAGTACCACCATTGGCATTCTTATTACTAAATAATAATCCACCACCGAAACCAGCAGCCGTAGTTCCCGAAGATAATGTTTCTATATCAATAACAGAAGCGACAGTTGATGTATTTCCAGTTGTATGGCGAACATCTAAAGGATAATCAGCTGGTTTACCGATACCAACTCTAGTATTATTTGTATCAACAACAAACTTGTTTGCGTTAGCAGTATCATTAACTACAAATCCAAACTGGTTACTAGTTTTCACCGTAACATTTCCATTTGAACTTACAGAGAATGTTGTACTAGTGCCATCTTGTTTGCCAAAGTTTAAATAATCACCAGTAAATGTAGAAGCTGATCGGATAGCTAAATATGTACCATTTGCTGATCCATTAAAGAAATTAGCTGTAGAATTATCGAAAGCTGTAGTGGCTCCCATTTCAATAACAGCACCCGAAGCTTCTGCAAATGGGGCAGATGTAATTCTTAAAGTATGATTAGTATTTACACCAGTAGCAGGAGAATATGATAATGTTATTGCGCCTGTAGCATTTAATGTAGTAGCAGAAACGGCCCAGCGATTAGTACTATTCCCTAATTCATAGCCATTTACACCTGGAATTAAAGTATCAGAAGCTGAATCAGTAATAACTACTCTAGCTTCTGGAGATGCTGGAGCTGAACCAGAAGTACCAGAAAATGCTCCAGAATAACCTATAAATTCAATTTTATTTGAAGCATTACCAGCAATTGCAATAGACTGATCGGTTCCAGATCCTGCATTATCATTCCAGTAAATTTTACCAGAACTTGGATCTATAATAACATCAACAGCCACTTAACACCTCTACTCTTTTACGATGATGCAATTGGTATATTCTAATAATTTGGTGATAATAGCCAGACTTAACTCTGTATCGCTTTTACCAAGATCGTTATATTCATCACCTTGAATTACGAATAAATTTTTAGACATAACTTGTTGTTCTAGGTTTAAAAATGAAAATACCATTCTTATACCTGCTTCAATATCTATGTTGCCTGTTTCAATAGAGATCCAGGCAACATTTAAATTATCTTCTTTATAAACTCTGAACAAATGCATCATTGCTCAATTTCTAGTGGAGCATCCAATCTAGCACCGTGAACAACATAATCCACTTTAATTGTTTTTAATTTTCTCATGACGATATTGCTAGATAGTTGTATTATAAAATAATTTTCTGTTTTCTCAACTAAATGAACTGCATATGGTCCCCAAGATGTAAGTTGAACAGAGTAATTTTCACCCACCAATTTGTACCAATATTCTGGTAATTCAATCTTGATCTTATCTTTACCCTCTACAGTTCCTCTATGATATACTCCATGTTCAGGTCCTTCAAGAACACCGTATACAAGTCTCTTACCTTCTTTTGTAGGGTGAGGAATATCAAAGCTCTTGGTTGTTGCTCTTAAGTTTCCATTTACATCAACAGAGAATTTTTCCGTTCCACTTGTTTGACCAGAAATTAACTTACCTGTTGTACCAAATCCATTGACAACTAATACATTTCCAGCAGCTAAAGCTCCAGCATTAACATACATCGCAGTACCTGTTGTTGCACTACCTGCGTTTACATACAATGCTGAACTTGTTGTCGCACCATTATTTGTCGGATTGAAAGTAAGATTATTTCCTGAAACAATACTCGTAGAGTCAAAATATGTGATACCATTACCTGTTTGACCTGTAGCGTTTGTACCACCCTTAGCTATCGTCACTGTATTTAAAGATACAGCTCCAGCTGCTACTGAAAAATGTGATGTATTGAATGAAGCTACACCTAATGCAGATACTGTAGCCGTAGGAAGATCAGCAGCAACAAGAGCTCTAAAGCTTGGGACACTACTAGAGCCATTTGGAGCAGCATAAACAGTATTGGCTGTTTGGGTTCCATGTAAAGAGTTAAGATTAGCAGCGGTTGCAGCAGCATATCCTGTACCGTCTCCATAAACAAAACCAGTAATTGCTGATGTTCTATTAAGGCCACCACTTGCAATAGCAACTGTACTTAAAGATACAGCTCCAGATGCTACTGAAAAATGTGATGTATTGAATGAAGCCAAGCCTAATGCAGATATTGTAGCCGTAGGGATAGCAACATTAGTTACACCTGTAACTCTGCCTTTAGTATCTACAGTAATTTGTGGTACATTTGTCGCACTTCCATAAGTAGCAGCAGATACACCTGTAGTGCTTAATGCAAAAGTACCAGTTGCTGAAATTGTCGCCTCACCACCACTCATAGATACAAACGTAGGGGTACCGGAAGCGTTAGCTACTAATAATTGACCTGAAGTTCCAGCAGCTGATGTTGCCTGTATAGCACCAGTACCGTTGCCGTATAACACAGTATTAGCAGTAAATGATGTAGCTCCAGTACCACCATCGCCAACTGCAAGAGTACCAGTAATTGAAGTAGCACCTAAATCTACAGCCAGTGTATTTGTATCTACTATTAGACCACCATTAGCTTTTAATGATAATGATAATGCATTACCAGTTTTTACTAAAGGTGCAGTAGCAGTTATCTGACCAGCACTAGAAAATTGGGTAAACGTAATAGCATCACTACCAATAGAAAGTTTTGTTACTAATGTGTTGTTTGTTATTAACCAACCAGTATCAGGATATGTAGAACCTTCTTGAACAAAGACGAAGGTTCCACCTTCTAGCTCTAAGTTGTCATCAGAATCTAAAGCTCTATCTAATCTCCATTTAGTGGATACACTACCTACACTAGTAACGACATAAACACCGTTCATGACATTTACACCACCAGCAGGAGTAGATGTAACACCACCAATGTTATATGTAGCTGTTGTCGCTCCAGCTGTGACTAAAACACGATCACCTGTTACAAGATTTCCAGCATTCAGAGCAACTCCATCAAAATAAGTAGAACTTAATGCCTGGTTTGCGGAAGATTCAATATAACATGTTCCAGTGGCAGTTCCAGATGTTGATGAAGCTGCATTTGTCTGAAAATATAATACACTGGTACCAATAGCTGTAGCTGCTATCGCTCTCACAGCATCATGGACATCTAAGCCCTGAATTAATCCATCTACATATGATTTGTTTGCAGCATCATTAGCTGCAGTAGGAGTAGCTACGTTCGTAATTTTTTGACTGTTAGCATTGAGAGTAGCAGTTACAGATGCAAATGTAACTGCTGAACTTGTTCCTACTACTTGTCCAATCGAAACTGATGTGCCTGATACAGTTACACCAGTACCATTGGTAACAACTGTAATATCAGCAGAACCATTGAAAGAA